ATGCGCGCTAGCGTCGAAGCCAGGATCCGCACCGACCGCAAGACCAACGGCGGGATGGCGGCCGTATACCTTCAAATCATCATCAATTCCCAGCGGACAACAATCCCACTCAAGGTGAGCTGGCCGGTGGATTCCTTTGACAACAAGTCGGGGATTTTTCTTCCACGCCAAAAGCATGACCAGGAAGCGCAGGACTTCAACATGCTCGTCCAAAAGGAAAAAGCGAAGGTGAATGACATCTTCATGTTCTACCGGCACTCTGACTTCGAGCTGACGGTGGAGCAGTTTCACAAGGAATACTCCCGATACGGTGCCAAAAAGGATTTTTTGGTTTGGGCCGATACCGAAAACGACGAACGCTATCAGGCTGGCAAAGTCGAACTGCAGACCTATAAAAACACCAAAAGCCAACTGCGGAAACTTGCAGCCTGGAAAGAGGAAATCCGATTTTCCGAGATCAACCAGGAGCTCATGGAAAATATGGAGGCTTGGCTGCGTTCACGGCAAGGCCTTAAGATCAATTCCGCCTGGAGCATCCTCAAGATGGTGAAGGCTTTTGCGAAGCGTGCCGCAAAACAGGGAATCGCCGTAGATACGACCAGTCTGGCAGCCTACAGACTACCATCCACACGGGCGCGGATCATCTTCCTCAATCCGCGTGAGCTGCAGGCTCTCGAGCATTACTATAGACAAGAGGATATCATCCCCAGCCATCGGCGTGTATTGGGGCAGTTTCTATTTGCCTGCAACACCGGGCTGCGGTTTTCGGATATCCAGCGCGTGAGCTGGAAAGAGATCGTGGATGATATCCTGGACTTTGAGCCCCACAAAACCCGCAACATTGAGAAGCGCGTGAGTGTGCCGCTGACCGCAAAGGCTTTTTCCTACATCGAGAACCAAAAGGGCTTGTTATTTAACTGCATGAAAGAGCAGCCGACCAACAGGATCCTAAAGGATATCGCGCTCCGGTGCGGCATACGAAAAAACCTGACCACACATGTGGCCAGGCATTCGTTTGCGACGGAGTTTCTCCGGAGAGGCGGACACATCGAGGTGCTGCAGAAGCTGCTGGGGCACTCCAAGATCAGCACGACGATGATCTATGCTCATGTCGATATATCCAGGCTTCGACAGCAAATGGCACTCATGGAGTAGCTACATTTCCCGGAAGGTGACCATCAGCTCGGTAAGCAACTTGTAAGTACCTTGGATATCCTTGATCGAGCAATCATCTGGGGCATGAAGCACCAGACACTCACGAAGATGCTGCAATTCGATTGCGATCGTTTCAGGATCATAGTCCGGATTGCGCTCAAAGAATGAAAGAATAGGGGACACGTGGGCAGCCTTCCCCTTTGGAAGTACAATTACTAGGTTGCTCATAATAGTTGAATTGGGTGAAACGTAGAATAATGCATATATACAACAAAAAATAGACGACCAAAATAACCTGTTTAGGGTATTTTTAGTCGTCAAGGGTTAAAAGTTCTTATTCAGTCAATAAAGACAATAAATCTATCTCGCAAGTTGTCTTTGAAATCTAAGGTCTATCTAAATTCCGCAACGACGATACCCACTGCAGGATCCGCAGCTCCATCTCCGCCTTTTTGTTTGACGGTCAAAAGGATGTTGTCGGCAATAGCGCCAGCTGCTAGATCGATCCAACCTGAATTGATCAATCCGGTAGCGGCGAGTGAGCACTCAACTGCGGATGTGCCTATCTGCAGGTAATCGCCGACCGTGGTGCTGAATGCGCCCGTCTTGTACGCCAATTCAAGCCGTGGTGTATTGACGGACGCTGAATTGGTCACTACCCTTACAATAAATCGCACTTGGGTATATCCAGCCAAGTCAGTCAGCGTGATATTTCTATTCGAGTTTGCAAGGAATTGGTCGGTGCTGGCGGCATTGGTCAATGTACCGTTTGCGCCTGCATCGGCGTGGAAAGTTACGCGGAGGATTTTTTTCAAAGCCGCTTCAAGACCAGTGATGTCTGAAATAGCGTGACTATGGGCCGTTGGGGTAAATTGCGTTGGTTTGCCAGTTATGTTATCCCAAGTGTGGGTGTGGGCGGATGGAGGATCTCCGTCGCGAAGCAACTTGTGCCAGACGTTGTCAGTCGCATCTCCATGAAGCGAGCGCATCCAGAATACACCTTCTGTGTTCGCGAAAATCTCAAAGGTTCGGTTGTTGTTAATCTTTACAATCAGCGATGTGCCGATTGCAGATGGATAGTTGTTGGAAAGACCATCGACTACATTGACGTAATTCACGCCAGTAGGCAAGGCATTGCCAGTTCCGGCTTCACCCGTGATACTGAGCAATGCGGTGAGGTTTGGAAAATTATTCCTACTGAAGCCATACCCCCTCCATCTGCGTAAGTACACCGCTCCGTTCGCTGAGCGATCTACCGGTATCGCATCTTGGATCGTGATGTTTGATCCGTCAGGAATGGCGGTGATCCAGGTCCAATGATAGGTGTTGTCATCCAAAAGCAATCCCACTCGGTCACCCACTGCCAAACTCGTGGAAGACACGTTTACATTGGTGGAACCGGCGTTTGATATACTCGTTAGCGTTCGATCAATAGCTAACACACAAACATTGCTGTGCCCATCCGTAAGGTTGGGACTGTCATCCTGAACCTCATCGAGGAATCTGAAGATGCCGCGTGGATTGAGTGTGTAGTCAAACCTAAACCTTCGATCTGCAGGGGTCAACAATATACCTTGGGTAAAAATATCATTTGTACCTAAGCCAATCGCCGACATATTCGCGCGCAGGAAATTCGACGTTGAAATCTTTATTGAGTTTCCTGAAAACGATTTGCTCAAGTCGTAAGCGGAAATCCTAAATCCAAAACCATAGGCAGACCCAGGAATATCGACATCCTCATTGTCGACGTAGCAATTATCGATGGATCCAGTGGTATCGATACCGGCATGGGATGCGGAAAGTTTGCCTCGATTAGGCTTGATTACTTGACAGCCAAAGGCATCGATTCGGCCACCGGTACCGATAATCCCCTGTGCCCAGGCATTTTTTGAAACACTGTTTCGGATCGTTCCATTAAGGTTGAGCAAGTGTATCCCGGCTTCAAACGCGCTGCTATCAGCAATAGAATCAACATCTACACCATCGCATTCCACTGAGCTCAGCAGGTTGGAATGACCATGGATTGAAAGCTGTCTTTCCTTGATGATGATATCTTTGATCTTGATACTGGCAACCGCAGTCGAAGAGGAAAACCGAATTATGCCAGTCGAGTAAGTGCCATTTGAAAACAAAAGCCGATGACCTCCAGACACAGGTTGCTCACAGCGGAAGAATATTCCACGATCGCAGATATTATTGAAAATAATGGCATCCTTAAACCAACCATCAGCACCTGGGACGCTCTCCACCACAATCGAATACACTTGATCGGTACCGATGTGGTTGATTGTGTTGTTTGAAATAACAAGCTTTTCGGTTTTTTTGAACTGCACGGATATGCCGTAGCAGGTCGAATTTGAATTAACTACGTCGCAGATGTTGCCTTGGATATCCAGTTTTTTCAGACCAAAAGTAAATGATTCCTCAGCAGTGACGTTGATCAGTGCGCCAGTTGCATATTCTGACCGGACATAATTATCCTTGATTTGACAGGCATTGAAGCGATTCACGCAATGTATTTGCCTTGCTGCGGGGGCCACAACGTTACCCCATTTTGGATCAGGCGCGCCGTTGTTGACGGCGTGACTTGCGGTGATGATTACTGATCCCCTTGAGCTGTGTGAGTCGAGACCTCTTGTCATGTTGCCAAAGGCCTGGCATGCGGTCATGCTGACGTATTCATCTTCGGATTCCGTCTGATGGGTAACGACAAAACCATAACCGTCAATGCCATTGTACCCTCCGTTTCGATGGGTAAGGCAAGCGACGCCGATAACCCTGTTTCCTTTACCCCAGATTCCTGCATAGCCATTATCGTGGGATTCTACCGCAATGAACGTGGCATCCTTTACAGTCAATGCAGCCTGAATCCCACACCATGAGCAACCGGTAATTTCCGTACCCAAGACAAAAACACGGTCATTTTGAAAATTCAGGCCGTTGATTTTACCGTTAACGGCATCATCCATACTTCCTGTGAATTCAACCTTCCCGCCCCTTACAGTGACGGGAAAGGCACCAGTTGAACTTGTGAAAATATGGCTTTCCATTCCCACCGCGATATTGGTACTGCGTCGAACCGTAATTCCAGTCAGATCAAAAGTGATTTCCTTATCCGTCGCCACTGTGGTTACCAAATAGGTTTTACCCTTAGTGCCGACAATGACCGAACCGGCTGGAGCTGCGGTCACAGCTGCATTCCATGCAGTGGTATCATCTGTGGTTCCGTCTCCGATAGCTCCAAAATCATCGACATTGATGTATGGTGATGACCCACCCACAAACAATGCCATCAAAGTCTGGAAACTAAGGATCTTCCAACCCGGCTGCCCTTCTTCCTGGACGGGGAAGATGGCTTTGGTAGGATCGGTAATTTCCGGAAAGAGGTACAACCTGGGGACGAGGTAGTATTGCTCCTCATCCGGACCGATGATGACTAGAATATCTGCGAGATCCACACTTCGATCGATGTCGAGGAAGCGTGTCTGCTCCGTAAACAAAAACTCAAAATCAAATGCCGTGAGCTGGTAATCGGTGCCGGTCAACTCCGGATCCCGTGTGAGTATCCTGGTCAGCAACTCGCCAGCCTGCAGGTACTTTTGCCGGCTGTTGAAAAAGTCCTGCGCCCACAGCAAATGCGCCTTGGACTGGAAATAGCCAGTATTCTTTTCAAAGGCCTTGTTGGGATTGACTTGATACTCGTCGGAGATCTGATCGAAGTAGAGTGCAAGGTCGAACTTGGCCGAATTGACGAGTTTCTTTTCACCTGTAAAGCGTACCGAATCCAATCCGCCGAGGCTATTTTCAAAGACAAAATGATCGTCATATTCGTAAACCTTGTCCGTCAAAATGTAGCGCTGCCGGAAGGTTTCGACAATGTCCTCGGGAAGTGTCGGCTCGTTTTGTGCCCAAATATCAAAGTAGATGGGCTGGTCTTCAAACTCTTCCCTGATCTTGGAGAAAGTGGTTTCGAAAGAATAGAGACCTGCAGTGCCAATATTGTGTAGCGTGATTTCCTCATCGATGCCACCGGGGAAGTATGCCTTGACCTTGATGCTGGAAACTTCCTGAGCGTAGTAGCTGAGGTAGTTCAGATCGTTCCACTTGACCGTCTTGACTTGCGGCTGCCAGGTAAGCAAATTGGCGGCCACAAAATCAGCGGTAACCAGATCCTTCCTATCCACACCGCCTTTGATCGCTGTGAAGCTGATAATCTCCGGATCGTTGACATCATCCTCGATAGTGGCCGTAAAGTCCCGCGCGCCCTTGACTTGCTCAAAGAGCTCCGTATTGGGGATCACGATCTCGAGGTATTCCTCGATCAGGTCCTTGATCGGGATCCTGACGCGACCATCCGAATCAGGGATGTAAGTCTCAGAAAATATCTGCGTACTCTCTACCGATAGGAAGAAACGAATCTTGGGCTCCTCCGTCTCGATGATGATATCAGGGAGGTTCCCAGAAAAGGAAAGCGCGGAAGGCTGCTGCAGGATATCCATCTAGAAGCGCGGGAATGGGTAAATTTTGAGGGCTACGTAAACAATCAAGGCTAGCCCGGCGATGATGCACGCCACGATGAACCAATTCGGAAGCCTAGTCTTGACCACTTCGGTAGTAGTCTCGGATAGCTCCAGCCGTAGCCGGTTTATCTCGGTTTGCATCATTTGGATCATGCGGTCCTGTTGCTCGCAGAGGGCGGAAAGATTTCCCAGCTCGTCAATGATAACCCCAAGCCGCAGGCCTGTCTCTGGATCTTCCTTGACTAGCGTGCGGTTGATCACCTGGGGAGGTACACCGGACTTGAGGAGCGTCGCCAAGCTGTCGATATTGATCGACTGGGTCTGCACGACTGCGCCAGGGACATTGACCATCACAGGCCGCTCGACGACATAGACACAGTCGACCGTGGAGCGATCATTCGTGACGAGTGTTTTTTTGGATCCGCAACTGCAGGCGAAAAGCAGCAGTGTGAGGTAGAGGAGAGGTTCAGAGATTCTTTTCATAGCTGTGTTGGTTACCATCTTGCCCGGGTACCGCGGATATCGTAGTGGACCCAAGTGGCGTAGGCTTTCAGTCCACCTTGGGGAATTTTTCCTTCAGAAATCAAACGCTCGATGATGGCTGCGACAGCGTTGGGAGCCATGCCTACGGCGCGAAAGTCAGCGGCAATGCCTTCGATATGGGTGGAGTTTGGAGCGCCTTTGACGGCTTTGTTGTGGGCGGGGGACCGATAGCCTGATGTAATGGTGATTGGTGTCCTGATCGTGGCGCGTATCACCTCCAGTGCCTGTGCGAGCCTGCGGAGATTTTCGATTACTGCAGGTGGGAAATCCGCCCCATCCTTGGAGGCAAATTCACTTAAGAGGAAGTTTTCGGAAAGTCTCATGATGTGGCCAGTAGGTTGATGATGATGTCACGGAAGAGCGCAAAGAGTTCACGGAGCGGCTCCGGCGGCAGGACGAATGCCAGGAAAGTTCCGAGGCCAGCGAAAAAGGCCGCATAGACCGTCATGCGGACTATTTTTTGTTTCGTAGACTCTGCCATAGTTTGATGAATTTACCGGGGATCTTGGCGACGCCCCACTTTTGGAACTTGTCATAGAGAAGGTCGACGAACTTCACGAAAGCCGTCAGGCAAAGCAGGATAGCAGATACCGCGGAGATAAGCTCCATAGCCGTGCGGTCGACGAGGAAAATAGCGACGTTGGACATAGCGAAGGCGCCGATCGATAGAATGACCGTCCAATCAAATGAATCAAGATGGTGCATGCGGATATGCATTGTGGTTGCCGTGAACAATACCCAAAAATACTTTAGGGTAAAGAGGCAGAAAGGACAGGGAAGGGAAGCCTATTTGATGGAGGATTTTTTGGGGCTCCCCTCGTTCCTCGGTCGGGCTATCCGCTTGTATCTCCTCCGCAGGCTACGGAGGATACCGCTTCTATCCCTGAGCCTAAAGGTCTTCGGCGAAAGTTTGGCGGGACATGGGCTAGACAAGTGGTTCTGATATTGTTGATATTGTAAATGGGGCTCTTGGCCCCTCTATGGGGTCTATTGGTGGTGCTGGAATCAATTCAAAAACAGCACTCAACGTAATGTCCGCCGATGGCATAATGAAGTTGAAATCAGGAATCAGGGATACCGTCTGGCCCGTTTCGTTGTTGATCCATTTTTTAAATTCATATCCCTCATTTGCTTGAGCCGTCAAAGGTATCAGTGTGCTTGCTTCATAATTTCCAGCTGCATTTGAGACCGTTCCGTTGGTTGGTATTACTATTGACAGAGAGTGAATTTCTAACTCTACCCACTCACCTGATCTTTCGTGGCAGTATATTTCATGCCACCTATACCCGCTCGGGTGATAAAGGTATGGGTGAGAAGTTGGCGTTCCGGCGATTCCGTAATCAACGTTAATATCTAGCCCCTTAGACGCTTTCCATGAATCAGGCAATCCATCTCCGGCAGTTGATACATTTGCTGATCCTGTTGCAATTGTAGGAGACCCGCCAACATCGCTCTCATCATCTATGTGACCGCCATAGGTGCCGTCAGTTGGATGTGAACCAGTTTTTTGGGTCGTATAGACAGCGGTGTTGTTAAGTAACTGTGGAACGCCGCCAAAAAGAGGTGTATCACCGCTGAATAGAAGCCTTGTCCATTGCCTTGTAACTGCTTCATTGATCAGTCGATCATCGACTGAGTCCCGAAAAATATTTGCTCCGCAATTAGCTACAATGTAGGTCAAGGCTTGGTCTGCGGTTCGTATCTCATCGTAGCTAGGTTGTGGTTGTGGAAATGGTGTTGCGGACCAAACGTTGGCCTTTTCAGCCGCTAGATTACTTCCAGTTGGAATGTTAATCAGATTGAATGCATTGAAATTATTCCCATCAACAATTGAACTATATGTGCCATCCCTCCTTATCAGCCTATTGCCCGATAGGTGGATCCTGTGATATCGCCTTGTCGAATCAATCCTGCCTCCAACGTAGATAGTATGGTCTGGCACGGCAGATCGAAACCATGTAGCTGGCCCTTGGATGAATAATGAATTTCTTACTTGAAGATACAAGTCTTCCCTGTCGGGCAGAATACCAGATGCACTTATACTACCTGTACCCCAGTTAACCATCACACAGTTGGTAATATCAAGAATGTTAGGTCCAAGTACCCCAGCAGTGTTAGTGTCTCCTAGCCTTGGGTTACGGTCGTTGTTGTTGATCCATAAATTACCGTAGTAGGACAATTGCCTGCCAGATGTAAGGGTTCCATAACTTGTGTTGGGTGACGATTCTGCGCTGTCATCATTATTGAGGCATTCCGCAATTATGCAATTGACTACCGATGCTTCCGTCCCGTCAAAGGAGGCTGTTTCATCAGTTCCCCACGAAAAAGAACAATTTCCGATATAGTATCTTCTGGAGTCATTTGTCACAGATAGGCAATCCCTGCTGGTTGCATTTTGACCCGCCCTAATTCTTACGTGCTGGAAGGAAAAGTCAGAAAATCCAGAAGTCAACCTGATAGCCCCCTTAATTGTGACACCATCGCCGTTAGCACTTTGGCCCAACACGGTGAACCCTTGCTGCCAAGTTTGAGAAAGACTTACAAGTGATGTGTGCGTCATGTCAAACTCGCCGCCAGTCAGAAAAAAAATTATCTTTGGGCCTGGCCTTCGCAAGCACCACTCCAAAGAACCTACTCGAGTCGTTTCGTTTCCTGTATTGCCGGGAATAGTTCTATCTGCGATGTACACAGCACCCTCCCTGCCTGCTTTCGTGGCAAACGCTCCGTATCCCTGCGCTTTTGGCGTGATTTTAATAGCCTCCATTAGATTGAATTATTTGCGTCAAATCTTGCTTCAATGTCAGCCAATGCCATCGTTTTGTTCAGGATAACGTCACACCAATCGTATTCGACGTTGTTTCTACGCCCTATTCCGTTTGCTTCGACATTGAAATAAATATTGGTTACACCAGATTCAAAAAATGGCCGTGGCTGTGTGACATTAACTTGACCAATCAAGCTCATCGGTATCGCTGGGCTGTAACCGGCCGCCCTTGCGAAAAATTTCATGTGATTACTGCCAAGAGTTGGGTCGTATTGAAAAGCCACTTCTATCCACTCTGCTTGTTGAAAGACAAGAGACGATGAGGCAGACCTGTAATTACCTCCTTTGATTCTTGTGCCAAGGCGTGAATTGGTAATGTCAAATTCCGTTCGCAGCCCCAAGGAACCATCTGGGCTCATAATACCAAAATGAAAAACAGTTGTAGCGGAAGTAGGACTCACCCTCCTGACCCGTAGAAGCACAGTGATCCTTGATGCGTTAGCCATTGCCTCTCTTAGCTGATCACTTATTGTAGCAATAATTACTCCTCCAGTAGAGTTATTGTTATTTGTGCAGGTCCTAAAAGAAAAGTCCCCACCGCCCAAGTCTATGAAATCAGAACTAGCATCATCAGTTATTTCAAGATTGATATGACTTGCCCACCATGAAGTATTGTTAAGATTATCGTTAAATCCGAGCCTAATTATATTATCAAGATCTGGCTTTGCGGGGTCTAGGTTCCCGTTTGTGATAGCTATGTTTTCCACCACGACCACGTCTGTAATTACTTCACCTCCTTCCTGATGTGTGTCTTTGTATTCAAATGTGAGGACATTTACATTGTCTAGTCCTGTGAGATATGCTGATCCTTTATAAACGATTCTTATTTGTTTGTAGTCAGTTTCAAGAATACCCGTAGTAGTGCCCCTATACTTCCAATAAGTAGTTCCGACACGATAGATCAAATTGACTGTCTGGCTTGCTTGATCCGCCAACATTGCTGATGTACTTGAATAGTTGCCGGAAGATGTTGCATACACGTCTGCAAAAATGGATGGTGACCACGGGCCTGAGTGTGTGACTATTGTTTTGATAGTTGGCTTTGCGTCGGTAAAGACGATATTCAAAAGAGCGTAGATTGGAAGGTTTCTAGAACCATATATTCTATGCTTTTCAAAAGTAATCGTGAATTGCGTCGAGTTCAGATATAAAGTTTCAAGTTCAGCAATAGGACCTGATGAAAATTGTGAACTTCTTGCGGGAACCTCCGTTTGTATCTGCCCCAGCACCGCCGTCACAAAGTCCTTCAGTACGGCCACCGCAAGACGATCCTCTCCGGTGAGCGTATTGATCTTGTCGCGAATCTGCGCGGCAGTGTCCGGACTGCCGTCTTGACCCTGCAAACTTTCCAACCACTCCTCGGAAGTTCCCACAAAGCCATTGAGCAGCGCGATCTGGTAGGCTGATAGTCCATTTGAACCTGTAATCTCACTCAACGCCACCAAATTCACCCAAGATCCATCCCCAAACTTCCACTGGATATAGGTGTCGGTTTTTTGGAAGGCGACATTCTTATTGTAGAGATTGATCCATGATACGCCGCTGGGGAGTTTGGTCTGTACAAATTCGCCACTGGTCCGCAGCTCTGGACTTTCACCAGGTGTAGTCTCGATCTCGCTCATCTTGTTGATGATGTTCAGCAAGAGTGATCCGATCCGCAGGGCGGTGTTTGCTTCGTCCGTGGACTCATCCCGGACGACGGTAGCAAGGGCTAAAAGATCTTCAAATGTCATGGCTATTCAAATGTGTTGTCAAACGTGCTGTCAAATACTCCTGTAGGCCTGAATGGATCCGCTTCGACGAGATCCACGAGGGCAGGCTCGATTTTCTTTTTGGTAAGGGGTACGGTCATTTTCTTGATGTACCAGAGCTTGTTGCGGACATTGACCTTTTTGCTGAGGTCAAGATCCTTCAGTCTGTTCGGCGAAAGGATGAATTCCCCGTAGGCAGTGAGCTTGTCGGTCTCGATCCAGTCTTTGAAGGCCTGGTGGTAATTGGGGATCAGTCCATCATCGCCATCCCAAGCGAGGGACAGATCGCCGAGGCGCGTCCCATCCGGTCCGTAGTTGTGATAGCTGAGGTATGGGTATTGCTCAAATCCTACTATCAGCGGGTTCTCGATCAGTCCCCAGTAGATCATCAGGTGCGGTCTGAAATTGGAATCGCGGGTACCGTTCCAGATTGGCATGTACTTGAACTGTGTGGGCCGAGGCTGGACGATACGGAAGGTCCCGATATCCAGTACCGGCGCCATCTTGAGTGGTCCAAACTGTGGGATTACGGTATAGCCGCTGGAAGAATCATTTTTGGAAACTCCGTTGCCTTTGACCTCATAGATGAATTCATCAGGATCAGAGCCGGAGGCTTTGGGAGCGAGTTTTTTGAGAATGATCTGGTTGGTGGATGTGACGTAGTACAATTGCTCACCGGTGACCTCATCAACGTCTGCAGCATGCAATGCCTCGATATCGGCCAAAGTGATATTGGTATCAATCTTTGGCTCGTCCTCATTCATATCGCTGTATCCGTAGATGTAGGCTTGCGCATCCTCCCGACCTAGCTGCAGACGGGATCCGAGTATTTTATCCCAATCCTCGAAGCTGCTGTCTGCGAAGACATCCTTATTCAACTTCAAAACATAGCTGTCCCGGATGCGGAACATGGTGCCACACACGAGGTTGAGCAATGATTTCAGCATCTCATTGGCAGGGATGGCAGGTTGGTAGGATTTGAGATCGAGGTAAAGCAGCTCTGCAGGAGTGGATTCTACCGGGTAGGTGTTTTCCAGCAACATCCCTTTCCACTTGCTGATAATGTCTTGGCGGAAATTGGGATGATGATAGGAAGTGATGACGATCTTATTAAGTTCACCGACACGGAAGGGATTGTCCGCTGACTCGATGCCGAGGATCTTCTCGATAAAGTAGGAAGCCCGGATCTGGGGAAACATTACCGCATGAGCCCACTCATCGATGGTAATCCCGTCGATGTTCAGTTTGATCGGGGACAGGTTACCATTGAAAAACAGGTTGGTGGCTGCCTGGGTGTTCATATGGAACAAATCCCCATCAAAAAACTGTGTCGGCCAGGATCCTTCGACCCTGATCGGCGCGGCGGCGTACTCCCGGAGGTTGTCGTGTGCGGCCAGCCACTCGTCCTTGTAGGCTTTGGCTACGGCATCGAAAACCAACGCATTGGGCTGGTCTATCTCCCAATAGGGATTGGTCCTGATCTCGTAGTATGTCCGCAGTAAGGTCACCGGTACCCCAAACTCGATTCGACCGAGGTCTATCTCGTTCATGTTTTGGCGGATTTTGTCCAGGTCATCCGATGCCTGGAAAAAGGCAGATATCCGCCCGGCGACTTCCTTCACCTGAAGTGATCCACGGTAGATGCGCACGGCACCATATCCGATTTCCGCATCTTCGAACAGGTACTTTGTATTGCGCTTGTTGACGCGCTCGGGATGCCCAAGCAGCTTGCGATTGTAGGGGGTGGGCGCGATATCGAAAGAGGTCGTGTAGGGCACGGGAATCCTGTCCTGCATTGTCAGCGGTTGCTCGATGATCAAGTCCACCTTGAAGTCATCTGGAAGCTGCAGCTTCTGCTTATTGATTTTGATCCAGAACATTAGAGGCTTGCTGATTTTTCGATATCGGATAATTCACGCTGGCGCTCGTTCAGTCCACGGCGGCCGGTCAGGACTACTTCGGCGCTGATCGGTTGGGATAGCTGCTCGGTAAGGAGAGCCATGACACGGAGATTTTGCTGCAGCAGGCCACGCAAGTCATCAGGCGTATTGCCGGATGTGGGAGCTGTGGCCGCTGCCGGTGTTGCATTTCTCGAGAGCCTTCCGCCCCGCTGTCTCCCGGGCATGGCTGCGCGGAGCATGCGGTTTTGCTCAAGTACCTTGAATAGGTTGAGTGTATCGATGCTACCGTTTCGCTGGGCAGTGTCGATGGCGTCGAGTACCGGGCGGATGGTGGGATTTCGTACGGCCCTGTTATTGGCGACAAACTCGGAGCCATCCTCGCCCACGATCACTGTCGGCCGGTCGACATAGCCGCGACGGGTAGGGTTTACCTTGGCGCGGAACATTCTGCCATCTTGGGAGCGGACCACATTGGCAAGCTGGCCGCCGTCCTCGGCACCTGGAATGTCGGGGAGGGGAGTAGAGAGGATAGTGCCGATCTGCAGGCCGCCTGCGATACCGACGATTTTGGCCAAAATGAGATTGGGCAGCGCCTTGGCGACAGCAGCTGCCGTGTTGACGATGGCAGACATAAGAGCAACGTTGCGCTCACGCTTCGCTTGGTTGCGCTCATATACTGCCCTCTTGCGGTCCAGATCAGCATTGAGTTTATCAACTTGCTGATTGTACATATCCTGAGTGATCAGGTTGGCGTCTAGTTGGGATTTGAGTTGTGACTGCTGCAGTCTTGAAGTCCGCTCAGCTTCTTGAAGCTTGCGACGTTCACCGGCAGCCACGAGGGCATTGTATTGCGACCACATTTGGCTTAATGCCTGGGCAGCGAATACCATTTCCTCGATACCGAGGCGACCGTTCTCGAGGTTGTCGAAAAAGACATCCCAATCCGATTTGGCAAAGCCGAGCAGGTCAACATTGGAAGTCCGGAGGCCTCTATCTTCGGCGATCTCTGTGCCAGTACCAAGGCCGAGTTCGGAAAGCAATTGTTTGATACTTGCCAGGCGTTCTTCTAGAACCGCTCTTTCTTCCTCGGACAGCACTTCATCAGCGAGATTGACACCCGCAAAGGATCCTGACTGAATGGCGGCTTCAAGTTGTGCCTGCAGTGCCATCAAATGGTCGCGCACCATCGCCTCTTCTTCTCGGCGGTATTTTTTGTCCAGCTCACGCTGTGCATCCCGCATATCGCGGAGACCCAGCAAGGCTTCATCCGACAATTCACCTTGAAGGACCGCTTTGGCTTGCTCGAAAGTCTTGATGGATTTAAATTCTTCGTTTTGACGAATGCGAAGATCACGCAGACGATCGTCGAATGCCTTCTGATCATCCTGGATGGCTTTACTGATAGCGTCAGCATCCAGTTTATCGAGATTGGCGTAGTGTTGTTTTTGGAGGATTGCGAGGACTTGAAGTTCCTCTTCCGTCATCTGTGCCCGTTCCTTGCCAAAAATTCCAGCTTCCTGAAGCCGTTTTTGATAGGCAAGTTTTTCTTGGTTGATCAGGGAAAGGTTGGATTCGAGGACTTTTTGGCGGAATTCTTTTTGACGCTCGAGTTCTTTTTCTCGTGCCTCTTCGTCTTTGTCCGCTTGGGTTTTTGCCCGATTGTTTTTGTCTGAATGAGACTTGATATCCAGTTCGGCTAAACGCTTTTGAATTTCGATCTGAGCCTTTTCATTTTCAAGGAGCTTGGCTTTATTTCGAATGTCAATTTTTTCTCGTTCATCTTGGAGAGCCTTGAGTTGATTTTTCAGGTCTTCAATTGTCGTTAACCCACTTGGGGTGCCAGCAGCATCGGGAGTGCCGGATCCTGAGGTACCTTTCACCTGCTGCTCGATGAGCTGATTATCCTTGATGAACTGTTCCAGTGCGGCACGCTGGGCATCGAGGTCTTCATTGAGTGCCTTGGAATTTTTATCCCGACTGATCGCAAAGGCAGCGAGCGCCTTGTCATGGGCTCCAATGGCTTTGAAAAAACTAGTCTCTAACCACTGTGTCCAAGTCAATTCGGAGCCTTTGCCCTCCATGATCAGGTCAAGACGCTTGCGCTCGATCTCGGCCACTTTGTTGTATGCCGCTTCCATTTTGGCTTTGCGCAGCAATGCTTCGATGTAAGCGTCTGTGGCTTTGGTAGCATCCTCCGTGCGGATGTTTTCCATGTTGAGATTCCCCAGGTATTCGGGAGAAATCTCGTTGAGCTTTTTGATGGCCGCCTGCCGGTCCTCATAACTATTATTCACATCACGGGCGAAAGCCAAAAGCCGCTCGACTTCCAGACGCTCATCGATCACGTTTCGAAGCGCTTCGCCTTGGACATCTGCAAGAGCCTTTTGCGCTTTCTGGGCAGCGGTTAGATTTCTTGTATAGTGATAGATGGCTATTCCGGCTGCAACCGCAGCGGCCGCAATCAATCCCCATGGATTGGCCATCGCAACCGAATTAAACACCCGCATGGCCTGTGCTGCGCCTTTCAGGTTGCCGGCCAGGAGCATTTGCGCTGCAGCAAGTAACTGAGTAGCCATGAGAGACGCATTGTCCCAAAATACCTTGGCTTTGCTGAGGACGATGTTTTCTTTCAGGTTGATATTGCTAATGAAAAGAGCCGCATTGTAGGCTAAAAGCGCACCCGTGAGGACGGTGATACCTTTCCAGTTTCTTGAGAAAAAGTCGAGCAATACACTAAGAATCCGGACAAAAAGCGAGAAGCCAGATATCGAATGCTCCATGACCGGCATGAGCTTTTCACCGAGTTCCACGGTCATGTTTTGAAGCCCTTTGCGAGCCTTTTCCAATTTGGCTTGAGCAGATTCGTTTTTGGTTCCAAATTCTACGGCAAGCGAAGTTCCTTCCTGAAATGCTGTGTTCGCCAGCTTTTGTTGTTCGCGGAGTTTCTCCACGTTGTTTGCAAGAGAACCCAAAACGCCGATCACCCGGCCGCCATCTTGGCCGAGATCGCCCAATGTGTCGGCCAAGGAAGTAAGTCCCTCAGAGCTATTACCAACGCCTTCGAGTACCTTCAAAAAGGCTTCGTTTGCGTCCGAATCAAGCAATCGGCGGAATGATTCCACATCCATGTTTGCATACTTGGCAAACACATCCGTGTTTTTGGCCATCTCCAGGAATAGCTTGCTCAGTGCGGTGGTAGAAACCTCGGAAGTCTGGCCAAGGCTATCGAGTGTCGCTGCCATCCCCATCAGGTCGGTGATGGTCATTTTGGCCAATGGACCTACACCAGCCATCCTACGGGTGAATTCGACTATGTAGGCTTCATTGGCTGTGGACGAGGCGCCGAGCTCGTTGATGGTGGATCCGACTTTCAAAAGAGCTTGCTCGAGCGGAAGATCTTCGGAAAGCTTGAAGATATCGACGAGTTTACCTACAGCCGTAATTGCATCTTCGACGTTGCCTCCAAGGTCTTCAGATAGCGCTACCCCGATCTGATCAGAGGCGCGGACAAATCCAAGAATGTCCTCCTGGCCCTCGATACCTAGCTTACCCGCAACACGAGCAAGGCCAAGAAGATCATTTTGAGCGGTGCGGGTATCGATCTTTTTGAACTCATTATTGAGCTCAATTACTTGCTCCCGATAGAGGCCAGTGGTTTTCATTACATCAGCCACTTTGTCATCGAATTCCGCAAAATCACTGATTGCTTTCCTCACGCCTGAAATAGCAGCGAAGGCCGTCGCAAATCCCGCGGTGATAACCCCAATGTAATGGTTGAATTTTGAGGCAAGATTTTGGATTGAAGCGCCTGTGGCTTGCGCCTGTCCGGAGAGAGCCCTATATCTGGTCGTGACAGCAGTTAGTCTTTCGTCGTGCTTTCGCCATTCCTCAGATAGGGGGGCGGCGATATCCCGGAGACCTTTGACACGGGTCATTTCCCGCCTGAGGTCCGAAAGGGACATCTTACTGATATCAACTTGGGATCTGAGGTGCTTCAACCGGGATTCCGCCATTACCAGGGCTTCATTCTTTTGCTTGATGGCTTGGGTTACTGCTTTGTATTCTTCAGTTTCCTTTTTTCCAGCCAGAAGCATTTGTTTCTGCTGCTTTTCCAGCGATCGAAGCTCATTGTTAGTGTCCTTGATGGCGCGCTCGAGTTCGCCCATTTCTTTTTTACCACGGTCACCATTGACGATGATGTTGAGAATGAGATCTTCTTCCCTGAGTTTTTTTCCCATGGCCGTTAATTTTGAAGATCACGTTTGATGCCCTCTGCCACCTCTTCGGTGAAGCCGTACATAAGCCTATTGGCTATGCTGAAAAAGTGTCCAAACACGAATCGATTATGGATGTTAAGCCTGCGCTGCTTGAGCCTGCGAGAGTTCTTACTCCTTACTTTCTTCTTGATATCAAGGAAACGTTGGTAGGCTTTGTGCTTCAATGTGAGCTTACCATCCATGGAATCGTCTGAGGTGACGGAAAAGAATCGCTCGCGTTCGAGCGTACCGGTGTGAAAAGTAAGCACACGACGCATCTGCAAGGCCTGATTCTTCTCAAACCTTTCAGCCTCGTCTTTCAAAATCCTTCTGACAAACTCTTTTTTGATAATGCTCACAGGCTTCGCAGCTAATTGATACGAAGCTAATTGCGGAGCATACCTGGAGAAAGGACATGAAAAAAGCCCTATCCTGTGGGGATAGAGCTTTTACCTTCAGTCCATTTGAATCGGCTTTTCGCTTTCGTCCAAGATGGTCAGGGGAACCATGCCCATCACGGACTCAATCTCAAGGAGTAGTTTTTTAAGACCCTCCCGATCTACCTCCCTTACCTCAAAGACGAGATAGAACTTTTCATTTGATGTTTTAGCTGGCATTGTAATATAGGTATGGTGGCCGGAGCTGCTAGGTACATCAAATGAATGATAAAACCCCGGGCCCTTACGGGTAACCGACTCCGACCATGAATGATATGACAAATACAGGTATTCATTTGATGTTTTAGCACTGCTAAGGTAGTAAAAAAATCAATGGCCTAATCCCAGGGGATTAGCTGTGGAGTGGTGTGATTTTTTGTAGTTGATCATTTAAAACTAAATAGTCTATCATATATCCATGTCAGGTGCAGGGATTGCAATTGCATCTTAGGCGGAGGGCGGAGTCGGGGTCAATCTTCAGTGAAGGCAAAGCCTGAACAAACCCAAAACAGATAAACCACTGATTTTGAGATGATTAATTTATTTTCATTCTAAATAGCGGGCTTGATTTTAGCCTTTTTAAGGCTCGAAACGGGTTTTTTTGAGAAAAACGAGGTAAAAAAATTTTTCGCTTGAATGGCACCAAAAAACCTGTGAAAAATCTAAAATCTATGATCAAAACGCCTGATTATGAGTGATTTACAAATGAAAAGGGCTTGATTTTATATAAATATACTAGTATATTTATATATAAATAATTCAATAAAACGCTAAAACATCATGAAAGAGCAAGCCAAAAAAACAGCCGAGCAGACGCCCGAATCTGCAGAAATCCAAATTCTCAAAGACCAGGTCGCAGCATTGCAAGCCCTGATCGAGGCGCAGCCAAAAAGCCTAGAGGAGAAAATCGAGTATTTCAAAAACAAGCAGGTACTAATGAAACGCCTGGCAACACTTGACGAGTACGCCGATTCGCTGGCTACCATAGTGACGGAGGTCGACAAAGAAAGCGATGCGGACCCCTTCCAGACTGAAAACTTTACCCTCAAGGTCACCAAAAAACAGGGGTACAGCTCAGAAAATGACGTCCTTAAAATGCGTAATCCCAAGGTGATCGCCGAGGTAATCCGCTTTGCGCTAGGTAGCATCGACACCAAAAGACACGAACTCCAAAACCAAATCAACGCCTAAGCCATGGAAAAGCAGGACACAACCCCAAAGAAGCCAAGGAATCCCAAAAGGGATTTCTTGGTAAACCTTTCCAACATGGCCAAAAAGCTGCGGGATGATATGGCAGAGGGAGCGGAAACGCTCGATGAAGCCCTTTTTTGGTCGAGTAGGACGATAAATTACATGCTGCTAAACCACATACACAACACGGACGGAGCGACCGAGTTTAACACCTTCCACCAGTGGAAAGCGAAGGGAGCCACGATCAAGAAAGGATCCACCGCCTTTTTGGTTTGGGGGCAGCCGGTCGGCCGACAAAAGGCAGAGGAAGCCAAGGCCAAAGGGGAGCCAGCAGAGGACGACAGCGAATACGAGTATTTCCCCATCTGTTACCTGTTTTCAGATAAGCAGGTAATCACAGCCGAGGAACTCGAAGCGGAGAAGCAGCGGAAGGAAACCGAAAAGCAGGAGAGAGAGACAAAAGAGGCCAAACTGGCAGCCCTCAAACCAGTGGAAATAGACTAAAGACAATGCGCAGGGCTTAGTTTTCGTTTGCAAGTTCCTTTGAGAATGCGCCCGAGTACAATCTGAAAGAGAACGCCGAGACCCCAGCGAAAAGGGGTAGCCTTGGGAGCTGATGCCCAGCAAGGAAACTACTACTTTGGTAGTGGTTTCCGCGCGCTCGAAGCGGCATTTTTTCACGTGCGTCACCCGTTCCGGGTATTTTTGCTGCTCAAAAACCGTCTTCCCATCCGGCGCACCTGAAAAAATCAGTTGTTTGTCTACTTTTTCACTGCTTCCGGCACACACTAAAAATACGATACCAGGGAAGCAGTGAAAATGTTAATCCCTTACACACGAGGCATAACAGCAACCAAATAGAGAATGACGCCAAGGAGAGAAACAACAAAATAAATCGTGACAATCGTGGAAATTGTGCCGGTCTTTTGGCTGATCTTTTCCAGGTTGACAAGGATTCTCTCCTGAATCTCACGGTCCGATAGGGACGCTAGTTTTTCCTTTTGGTTCATAGATACTAATTTTTGAAAAGGCTTGACTTGTCTTTTTTCTGCCGCTTAAACTCCTCTATCTTTTCCATAGTCACCAAGTCAATGAATTCATCAAACTCTTCGATCGTCGAAAATGGAATAATGAATCCATCGGTATCGATATACTCATTTGTTGAAGCCTGAAGTTTACCCGACATCATAAACATTCGGTAGGTGACTTTACCTTCATCTTCGGAGATCAAAAATCTAAACGTTGGAACTACAGAAAAATCAAAGTACCATTTTGACCCAGAATTGAAGTACCCGTTTATTCGTTGAGGCTGTAGTTCGACATCTTTCCTAAGATCCCGAACATCATTCTCTATCGCTACATTTCTCCATTCGACATACTTATCTCTCGCAACTTTGAGGTCATGAAGAAATCCGGCGTGCATTTTTTCAGAAACCATAAATCCACCTCTTTCGGAGGCTCGCTCTAGTGAATACCCATTGATGTATAGAGTCATTTTTGGGTCATCAAAAGTTGCTTCGATTTCCAGATCCTTTTCGAGAAAGGAATTAAAATAGGTCGCATACTTTTCCTGGGCTTGGCTTTGGGCAACATGTACCACTACCAAAAAGATGATAAAAAATATCCTTTTCATTCGATCGACGATTAGTTTCCACTAAGATATCAATCGATGTCAAAAAATCAAATACCTACTAAACACTTTCATACCTCCCAATCAGCTCATCGGTCTCGATATTTCGGAAGTAGATCGTCTGGCCTTCCTCGCAGAGCTGCTGCAGCCGCATATAGATATACATATTCTTCATCCAGGCATCTGGCGTCTTCGGATCGGATCCCCACAGCTCCCGATACAGATACACGGTATTGCCATCGATGACGACCGCTTTCTTGTCGATCAGAAAGTTGATCCCCTGGACCACACTGGCCATTTGACCTACTCGCTTGCCGGCCACGGCGATCTTTTCCCTGGCTTCCTTGATTTGCTTCTTACTCCCCATTGCCTTTCTTTACGTTTACAGGTTCTTTTTCAAAGGTCCATCCCTTGTACTCAAAGGGAAACTTGTTTTTCTTGATGTAGTGGTACGAGAACTCCGGATGCGCCTCGCACAGCAGCACCAGGCTGGTCCAGAATTCCCGCAAATCCCCGCAGGTAAGTATAATGATATTGTTCAGTGCTGCCGCCATGATTTTTCTTTAAAGATAACAAACGCCCGATAACGTCCGACTGGGGAGATCGCGACCATCCCCAGTCTCCGCGTTATCGACCATTCAAACTGACCATTCCTTTCCTGATAGCTGCAATCCTCGCTCTGTGATAGATGACACTGTAAGTGGACCGTGATATTCCTGGACGATACTCCATCCCTTCAGGTATTCCTGGAGTGTGATCCGTTGCCTACCATACCAGCGCAGATATGCCTTGAAGGCGATCCGCTGATGCACATCCATCCTGATGTAAAGTGTCAGCAGATAGGGCACGTGCCTTTTTTTCTTGACCCGAGATCCCATCACTAAAGCACTTTACAATTTTCCCCCACATAAAACACACAGTCATTACCGGATGCTGCCACGGTCCAGACCTGACCGGCACCGCCTGCCGCCTCGGGATGCAGTATCCCCTTGTACTTGTTGCCGATCACGTAGCCTTCGCGCTCGAGCTCGTAATCTCCTTCGGGAAATCCTCCCGTAAATTCGAACCAAACTTCTCTGTTAGAGGCGATATGCTCCATGGGATCCACGGCAAGAGCCGCCCAAAATGATTCCTTACCCATTTCCTGGGTACGGATTTGATCTCCCAATTTTGGATCCTCGATAATCAGCTCCAATACTACTTTGTCATTCTTGAGATGAACAGTCCGGAAGATGTCCGAAGGATCATTTGAAGCAATGATTAATTTGAAGGGTTTTTCCAGGTCTGCAAATAGACCTTTTGCGATGGCACGCTCGTTGAGCGACTTTCTTTTGGCAAGTGTGATGATAGTTTCCATATCCATTTGATGTTTTAGCAGGAGCCAATTTCAGGATCATTCGCCAGCTTTGCAAATTTTTTATATAAATATTTTGGAATATTTACATATAAATAAAAAATCCGGCAGGATTACCCTTCCTGCCGGTGCCTTTCAATCTATCTCAAAAAATATCACCCGTTTGCATTTGGTACACCAGACCTCGGTCACAAAGCCACTCCATGGGCTGATGCTCTTGTATCTGCCGGTCTTAGAATGTGAACAGCATGCTCCACCCGTTCCATCCGCCGAAGATGTTGAACTCGGGCTCGATGCCGATGGAGCTGATCTCGAGTCTGGTAAATGGCGAGCACCCATCCTCGGCGTCCTCCTCGATCTTGGACCTGACCGCCAGCATCGCATCCTGCGTGCGGCCGTATTGATCGATTTCTTTCTGCTGTGTAGCATCGTTGCTGCGTTTTTCGATTACAAATAGATACCCGGTCTGCTTATCGGAGGACATGCCCACATCGCCAGTGCCCTGGCTGTTGGGGATGACGGCCGCGAGGATCATCCCAGGCTTATCCTTCAGCCTGTTGATAGCGTGATTGTCTTCGGCCACCATGATCATTTCCTTCAGCGCCGGGATCTCGTCCACGACTTGCTGCATGTAGATGGCATATTCCCTGATCCCGATCATTTCTTTTTGGATTTTTGTTTGAGTTTTTCGTTTTGCTCATGCATCTCGAGCATGTAGAGCAGCACGTCAAAAAGCCCCGCTTTCTCCGTCTTGTCCATATCTCCATAGGGACCTTCCTTGGCGATCGCGTTGAGTACCGATATCCAGCCGTAGCCGGATCCCGATCGGGGCGCATCATCGTCCATGGCCTTGCGCTTACCGCCAAAGAGCGGGGAGAAATTGACCGTCACACCACCGATCTGCAGGTCTTCGGTCTGTATGTATTTGACCACGTAGCTGAACCACAGCAGCACAGCCGTCCGGTACACGGTGCCGATTTTGGCCACAAGCCCGGCATTAACAGGTACCAAGGCACGATTGAAGGGCTGCTTTCGCTGTCCATCCCAACTTTCCGAATGCGCTACCATATCGTAGTCCTGCCGCTCAGGTCGATACAGGCAGGCGATCATCCTGCAGATGTCCATATCATCCCTGGACTGGAAGCTCGATTCCATGTACTCGATGGCAGCGCGAAACTCCCCAAATGTCAGATCAGCGCAGAGGTGCGCAGGGCCGTAGAGTGTGACTTTGCTCGCGCGCAACTCAGGGAAATGATTGTACACCGTATCGTAATTGATTTCCAACTCGCCCTTTTCATTGGCCGCAAAGAGGAAGGTCACCAGCTCCTCGCACAGGAGAAAAATCCTGCTGTACTTATCGCTGACCTGCGCCTCAGACCTGATCCGGTCCCACATCACCGACCGGCTGTCGCGCTCGATATCCATCAGATGGTACAGACAGCGCACCTTAGCCTCCTGTACGCCGATAATCCCAAGGCTCGCCCATACCGCCTGCTTGAGGCAGTAGCGGCGCTGGCTGTCGCTCATCTCATCCCAGTGGGAGGGGATTTCGAGCTTGATGGATTTTTCGGGTATCTCGACGGTGTTCATGTACGGAAATACTTGTTGCTCTCACTGTTGTTGGGCAATAGCTGATAGGTGGAAGCCTCGGGATTGGATGCCCGGAGAATTTCCTTGATGTCGTTGAGGTGTGTATCGGCATCGTCCTGCAGCTTTTTCACATGCCAGTCGATGATTTCGCGCAGCTCGATCGGCTTGGATCCTGCCCTGGCTGCCCGGTCGGACTTGTACTGCTGGACCACGCCCTCAGGGAGCACCTGCAGTGCCAGTCGCTTTACAGCCATGGACATTACCAAAAGCGGGATGGCTTTTTGCACAAGTGGCAGGATCGCTTCCAGTGTGGCATCCCCTGGAGCGGATGGGATGCCGCCGTTAGTACTTCCGGATCCGCTGCCGGCTTCGCCCGCATCTGACTGCAGAGCTATCCAGTAGTTGAGAAGATGTTCGTATTGGGCACCAAGGGCCTTCTTGATCGTACGCTGCTGAATCTCCTTGTTGAAGGGCAGCACGGTATAGAAAAACCTTGGTGATTGGTCAATCGGATAGCCATCTTGGAAGATCGTTTCCGAATTGACGAATAGCTTCCTGGCTGTCCGTCTATTGTCGGAGTCCATCCATTCCGCCAGTTTTTCCGATTCCAGCCAGTTGATCAGGAGATCGGTGGTCTGATTGACCTTGCGCAGCTGCGCCTCATCGTCCCGGTCGAGCATCCACTCCCAAGCCATCTTCTCGTTTTCGTTGTCGATGGAGACCTTGCGGCCGCTGTCCTGGTGGCTGACCAAGTTCGATTGGTAGTAGTTGAAAGTCGCTTTGTAGGCGATCGGCATCTGCAGCAGCTTGACAAGCTTGTCAAGCTTCGCCTGATCGGCGCTCGGGTTGGCCAGATTGTAAGAGCTGCTCTTGTAGTGGTCGAGGGCTTTGTTGTAGACAGCTTTGCCCACCAGCTTGATCATTTCCTCCTCAGCCAGCATTACATCCGTGGAGATCCGCGCAAAGTCATTGTTGGCATAGTAGCTCCCGGTCCGCTCCCGCAGTTCCTCAGCGCCGTTATTTGATTTGTTGAACAACATCTTGTGTCTTGCGTCTTGTGTCCTGTGTCTCTTTCTACCTTTCCTCCGCCGCCGAATTCATCACCCTTCCCTCCGGATTGACGTCTTCTTCCCTGGCTACACTGTGATGGTAGAAACCCATCCTGAGGCCTTTATTGGGGAAGTTGGCGCGGATCGCCTGGTTCAGCTTCTGGAATACCACTTCTTCTGGGATTGTCGTATCCGAAGCCATGTAGAGCTTCAGTGCGTAGAGCATCTGAGAGCCGCTGGAGAGCTGTCCGTTGACGATGATATTGGAGAGGGAAGGATGCAATCCCATCCCGGAGGTAGTGGCACTGTCCGCCTTTTCGCTGATCTTCAGTTGGCTCTCGATGAAGTCCTTTACCTTCTGATCGATCGCTTCCACCTTCCAGGCGCAGAGATTTCCATCTACATCGTAGAAGTCGACCGTCTCGATGAATTTGCCCGCGTTGCGTTTGCCGGTCAGCACCTTGGACATTTGGTCAAAGGTGTCATCCTTCAACTTTTCCAGTCGCTTCTGCAGCTCCTGGTCTGTCTCGGACGGATACATTTCCTTCAGCTTATCGGACTTATCCTTCCAGTAGTCGGCGGGACTGTGGATATGGAATGCCGAGGTGATCCCGTTTTCACTCAGGTACTTGAGCACGTCCGGGATATCGGAGGAGCGCATGATCCAGTTCAGCGAACCGTAGTAGCTCGGCACGCTGTAGAAGTTGCGGCCAAAGCTGTACTTGTTGTCATACCCGATACTGATCGGATACTTGAATGGATCATAAGGATCAAAGACAGGGTATCCCGTCAGACCGGTATAGAGGCAGTGGTTTTGGAAGTCACCTACATATATCCGCTTCACGGATTCAAGACGCTTGGGGCCCGTTTCGGGCCATTCGAGCCTGGCATCAGTAGATGGCACGACCTGCAGGTAATTGATCCTGCCGGCATTGCCGATCCTTGGGCCACGGTTGCGGATAACCTTGGTATAGACTCCCTTCATGTACTTGAACTCGACCATGGCCATGTCGATGTACCGCTTGTAGTCCCAGGTATCCAGCCAAGCCTGCACTTCGGGATCCGTTACGTATTCGCGCTTCGCAAATCCGTTTTCAAATACCAACTTGTACAGGTGTGGACCATCCCCATAGAGCAGGCCAATCTCACGCTCGACGATGCCGGGCGCGAGGTTGTTTTTGTCCATGATGTCGCGGATGATCACGGGCAGGTCATTGTTGAGACCATGCGGCACGAGCTTCACGCCCTGCACGACTGTGGGATCCGCTTCCCAGTCGATGTTCTTTTGCAGTCCGATAAAGGAATCGAAGGATTGGAAGGGATTGCTGCCGACGACAAAAGCCGTCGCGTCCAGCTGCAGGATGCGGGTATCTCCCAACTTGGTTTTTTGCAAGGTGTCCGTCATATCAAGGTGACCTGCCGGCCGTTGAATGTCATCAATGTAGGCTGATAGAATCGCCTGGGCTCGTTGGTGTCCAGGTCATAGTAGGGCTCGATCATTTCCGAGTTTTCGAAGGCTACCATGGGCGACTTGTTGCGCAGACGGGCATTCCTCACTTCCACGATGCCATGCGTAGTCTGCTTGCTGCGCTCGTACGACATGAATGAAAAAGAAAAAGAAAGCCCATCAGCAGACAGCTTCCGCATCTCGTTGATGGCTTCAAAAACAGTCAATTGGCTCATGGTACCAATTTCGCAAGCCAGTAGAAAGAGGGAAAGGACAGGATTATAAACTAATTCGTATATTCGAAAATGGAAACAATTGAAATAGTTAACTGGCTTACTAATTCCTGGGATAAAGTTGTCACTGTATTAATTGCTATTGTGGCTTTGGTGGTCGCGATTAGGGCAAACCGGAAAAGTGATACTGCCAACAGGATTGCAGTGAAGTCAAATGAAATTGCTGAAAAATCAGCCAGGATTGCAGTGAAGTCAAATGAAATTGCTGAAAAATCAGCCAGGATCGCGCAAGAAGCTTTGAATTTTCAAAAGGACCTTGAAGCCAAAAAAGAAAAAAGGGATTTTAAACTAAAATTGGAGCTTAATCAAAGATTTGGTTATGATCAGCTGGTTAGGAAAATAGACAAGGTTCCGTTTGACTTTTCGATTACGAATGTATCAGATAACCTGATTATTCTCGAAAGACTTGAAATTGTCATTGAAACTGGTCCCAATCAATTGATAAGGCGCAAAGAGAGCGCAATTTTTGATTCAGACTGTAGGTTCAATTACCCTCCAGGAGAGAAAAAAAAGAAAACTATCTATGTTGATTTGTCAGGTCTGAGTATAGAAGAGATACCGTCTTTCAAATTTTATTTTGAACTAACCGACACACTTGGAAACACTTACCCGTCTGAAAAATACCAGATTCCTAAAGATTTTTTCCCGAATAACTAGTCTCATTCATACTAGAACTGCCTGTGAATTCTTCTTTTTGGTACGCGATCTTTCGCTCGAGTTTTTTAGGTTATGGCTACTGATTAAACAGAATCTCGAAAAAATCCTTTTTTGTCAATCCTAGCGCCCTCAGGGCATTTTTGATGATGAATTCGGGAACAGGATCTATGTGGGATTGGACGACGATCGGTCGGGTAAGCTCCTTTTTTGAGAAGATTATATGCCCCCCATTTCTCCTGATTTCCTTGCAGCCAGCTTTGTTGAGGAACAATATGTAATCTGCTAGGGATACGTTTGACAGCCTATTGGTCGACATCAAAAAAAGTTAATAGGCAGGGATCAGTACCTCCTGATGATATTTAGTATAATCCTTTTTGTTGATCACTTCACCCAGATCAGCATTCACTTTCATCATATCTGAGATGTCAGGACTTTCCACTTTGGGTTTTTTCTTGCTGCCTCTCACTTTCCAGCCTAATTTTTTCAACTCTTCAAAAAGGCACTTTTTATTAAGGCCATACGTCATAAATTCACCCAAAACAACTTGGAAGGAATCTTTCGCTTCGACCTCATTGTTCCCGTATCCCGTCAAATCCAAGGCAGGAGAATAAATGATGTGAACGTTGTCCTCAATAAAATGAATTAGAGATAATTGGGTTTTGATCCCGGTGCCACCAGTACGGAGGTCACCTTTGAATGACAGATTAGACATATTGAGGGTTGAGCTGACAGTAAAAATATTTACAATTATATCTGGTTCATTTCTGAAACACAATCAACTATAAATATTTTCAATAATATTTTTTTCTAACGGTATTACACATCAAGAACGCATTGATTTCAAAAAAAGTTTTCCCTAACCCCTCACGCTCGCACTGCCCGTAAACACTTCCCTGCGGTGCACGAGCTTTCGCCAGGCATTGCGCATCATCAGGTATTTGAAACTGTCGCTGGGATTGGTGGACTCGAGCGGTAGGCGATGTATCGGAAGACTCTCGGACTTTTTATTCTTCACCACTATCGTTTTGTTGCCGGATTCCTTGATCTTGGCAGGTGCCAGCTCTAGGGAGCAGCGCAGCGGCTTGCAGCGGTAGAAGTCGATCAATACTTTCGGCATGCGCTTATTCCCGCCACCCAGCAGCTCCATCATAAATCCATACTCCTCATTCATCGGGATATTGCCCTGACCCTCCGACATCAGCAGCACCTTCCAGCCGGTCGGCTTGCCATCCGCATCCTTCTCGATGGCATGCTTCAGCTGAGAGGCCAGATCCTGTTTGGCTTTCTTGTAGTTGTTGGCCGCGCGGTCATAGTATAGATTCAGCGTCTTCTCCTTCTGTGGCTTGTAGAATGCCAGAAACTTATCCGCCAGCTCGCGGATCCACTCGGGACTGAGGGTATATATAAAGTTATTGACCCGATAATATCCCTGGATATCCTGTGCCAAGCTTAGACTGATCATGTTGCCGAAGTCAGCCCCGGCATCGATGGCCTTGGCGAGGTCATGGTATTTCAGGATACGACAGTCCTCATCCTCATTGAGTCCAAAGCGTTCGGCCCATACGGGATCGTTTCCATTCATGTAGAAGTGCCGCTCAGACAGGTTGGCATAGAATAGCTGCCCTTTTTCCAGCTTTGGATACATCGATAGGATAGCGGTCTTCACGTCGCTGAAATCGTCCTTGAACGCATCCTCAAACCACTCCGGAGTCAGTACATCCACATTGACATACGAGGAAGCGATGTAGAAAAAGGTATGCGCATCCGCATGCATCCTGGCAGCGATCCAGCGCTCTACCCAGCGTTGCCAGACGCGCTTCTTTTTGATCCGCTCCTCGGTATTGCCTTCCTGGCATGCTGCGAGGTATTCCTGCAGGGATTCATTCACGATGATGGCGGCCTTCAGCACGAGCAGCAGGCCTTTTGTCTTCATCTTCTTGCCACGGTCCAGTATCCAGTCATATTGACCGATCTGCCCGGGATTGGGCATATCCGTCGTGAAGGTGTGGCCGCGGTAGAATACCGAGTTGCCATACTTGGTCCTGTATCCCCGGATGGCCTTCAGTAGGTTGCTGATCCGATCCTCGCGGAAATACTTTGCCTCATCCCCGAAGACATGCACATAGTTACCACCTGCCAGCGATGCCGGCCGGTCGAGTGATCCAAAGGTGATGTTGAATCCCGTGAAAAATACCATCGTGTGCTGATAGCTCACGATGTTGTTGTAGGGCTGCCAAAAATGCTCCCGGATCTCAGGCGGCAGATCGGCCTTCTGTGCGGCCGTGTATTCGGGCGGCTTGCGTCCCACGACGTAGTGGATACCCTCAACCATGCCTTTGGCCTTCAATCCCTCTGAAACCGTCCGCAAGACGTTTTTCTGCAGGTTGCTGTACGTATCCGCTACCCATACGACCGGTGCACCGGGCATGTCATAGACCATCTCGATCAGTCGCTCCACGAGGATATCGGTAGTCTTGGCAGATGCCCTGCCGGATACCAGGTACAGGAATCGCGGCATCAGCAGCATCGTGAGCTGACTGAGCCAGTTGGCAAAAACCGTCTGTACGCCTTTACTGTTCTCCTTTACTTTCTTCCTCCAGCTCATGCAGTTTTTCTTCCAGGTTGATGGGTAGCAGACGCGAATCCTGCTTCAAGCGGATCTTGTCACGCTCAGGGATATCGAGTTCCTCGATCTGCGAGGCGACCAGTTGCCGGTTGATCGATGGGAGCCCAAGGCTCTCAATCTCGAGGCTGTAGACGCGCACGGGTTTTTGGTAGGCATCGGCGGGCAATTTCGGCGGATCTTCCCTATCCAGTTCCAGCAGCTTGGCCGCCTTCATCTTGAGGTCACCAAACACCTCCCAATCCCTGGCGGTGATGGCGTTATCCTTGACGATCCGTGCAGCTTCCTGCAGTTCGTCGGCAAACAGGTGCCTCATGGCCTTTTTTTCGACACCACGATCACGATAGAATAGGTTGATGGCCTCATCATACATCTCCGAGGCACGGCTGTAGGAGAGGCTGAAAGGTGCCTTGGTGAAGAAGGCTACAGTATTGCGTCGACCTAGTTTCCGACCGAGTGAATTGAAAAGCGTCAGCGCATCGATGTAGATCGCTTCTTCGGCAGACAGCTTATTGACGCTGCCACCCTCGAGATAGTCCTGCAGGCGCTCGATCAGGCGCTTATCCTCAAAGGCCCCGAAAATATCCAGCTTGCTGGTTTCCCAGCCTCGATTGCGGCGGATATCCGACAGGCGCTCCCCTGCAGAGATATTGCCTCCTTCGGCAGCTTCGAGGAGCTTCAATTGCTCCTTGGCTGCCGACATCAGTTTGCCGCGCTGGATGCGGTAGTAGACCTCGGATTCCACATCGAGTGCGAGCTGCAGGAAAACCCGCTTGTCCACATCGAAATATACGGCCATTTCCTCATGGGTATAGCCAAGCGCCGAGAGCCGCTCGAGCTCTTGGCTGCGCTCATCATCCAAGGTAAATGTCAGGCTTTCCATATATCCAAATTTCAGAATATTTACACCTCAATCTAAGGACAGGAGGCAGCGACGGCGGAACTCATAGACGGTCTTGTCATTCATGAATAGGTACTGCTCATGCATGGCATTCTCTGAAAAGTTGCCCGATCCCTCGATGGTGAAGTAGTGCCCTCCCGCGCTGATCAGCGTGACCTTGCTGTGGTTCCAGCAGTAGCGCACGCCAAATCTCCGCTCCTTGCGATGGATCTCGATCTGATCATAGACCTTGGGCATGCGGTGCCGGATCGAATCGGATATCGATAGGTTGACTTGCTTGATCTCGCCTTTGTCATACCACTTGACCAGGCTGTTGAGGATCCGCTCATTTAGTGAGTAGGTGGAGAAGGTCAGTTCATCGATTGTGCCCACATGCTTGATGATGTACACGATAAAGGTGAAGGCATTGAAGCTGCTGAGGGTAAAGAGGAAAAAGGCTTCACCTGGCATCGGGTAGCTGCCCATCAGGTTTTTGAGGGAGACGACTTTTTCGCAGTGTGCCTGGACAAATTTTGTCCTGAGGATTTCCGACTTGTCCGGATTCCCTTCAGGCTCTTGGCTCGCCTGTGAAAGCTCCCGCAGGCTAAACAGCTTCATTTATTCCGTTTTTTGCGTTTTCTAGGCGGAGATGGAGGATTGCTCATGCGGGGCACGCCTGGAGGATAGGGTATTTTTCTCCAATTGGCCATGTCATACCGGTAGACCAAGTAGGACCACACGCCAAGCCAGAGAGCGCAAAAACCCCCGATTATAGATATAACAATATGATCTTCACTCATAGCTTATTTGATTGATGCGATGATTCTGTCCACTTCGGAGAGCTCGTTTCTTTTCCGCTGCAGTCTCCGCTCCCGGTCAACTTTCAAGTGTTCCTTGCCCTTTTTCCGCAGCTCGGATTCTATCCGCCAGATATTGTGTTCGAGTGCTGTCTTGCGCTTGATCAGCTCGATCGGATTCATCTTGCGCAGGTTGCGGTAATTCTTGAATTCCTGGAATATCGGATGCTGACCAAGCACATGCCCGTGCCGCTGGAAGTGCAGAAACTCAGCGATGATCATCCTGTTCTCGATGTAGTTTTCGACTACCTCCTTGACGGTCGCCAGTTGCTCCTCGGGATTGCGGCAGTCAAAAAGCCGCCTGTGGGCATTCACATAGTTCCAGTACGCTGTGATCTTGTTGGCTGCAAGGATCTTCAGCTCAGGTGGGCAAGTGGGATCCTGGAGAAACGGCCAATTGTCCCGAAACGCGCCGCGCTTATCCATCAGCCTGTTTTTCTCAGTCTCACTGATACCGGCGCGCCGGCACAGCTCTTGGATCAGGATTGGCTGTGTATGCCTGGGAAAAGCATTGGCCAGCCTGACGAAGGGATGCTTATCACCCGATCGCAAACAAAAAAGCCGGATGCCTTCCTGTACAGGTGCACCCGACTTAAGCCATTTGGCCGTTTCTTCTTGCATACGCTCTTTTGTCTTGCGTCTTGCGTCTTGTGTCTTGAATCTTATTTTTCGAACCTGCACTTATCTGGAAACAACTTCTGCAGGTAAGGTTCCACGGCTTTCCATCCGCCATCATTGTTGTTGATCCACTTTCGGGTTTCAAAGGCTTTCTTCAGAAGATCCGCGTCAGGATTTGCCCGATAGACGGCGGCTACGATCGATCCGCGGGCATCATTGTAGGTGATGGTCGGCCGGTAGCCTGCCTGTACAAAGAAGTAGTTGGCATAGAGGCTGTACACCAAATGACCCTCATCGAGACACTTGAATTTGTGCAGCACTTCGCTGAGCAGATTCTTACCCAGGGCGACCGGAGTATGCGTCGCGAAGTCGTAGGGTTCATCGATCCCTGCTTCCTTCAGCGCCTTCAGCGTACGATCGGCATTTTTTCGATATAGACCCTCCGCCAAGCCTTTTGCACTGAGCTTGCCATGCGCTTTCAGCGTGACGATATCAGCCAAGGTGATTGGGCACAGGGTGTAGATATCATCATTGGACCAGATAAAATCCTGCGGGATCAGATCGGAGGCGATGGCTGCGGCCATCTTGTGCGCGACATCGATCTGTGGATTGTCACTGACGGTATCCATTGGGATGTGCAGGATTTCCTTGCCAAACCACGGCAAGCTATCGCCGATGATCGCAATCCGGCAGCCGGGAAAATGTTTGTCCCAGGCACGTAGCGCATACTGCAGCTCGTTGCCTTTGGCGGCTGATGCCTTGAACGGGATCACTACAGTGATGCCGGGATCAGGCATTTCCGTGATTTGCTCTGCGATGATATCCTGGATGCCTTTCACTTCGGCAGTTTCCTGGGTGGATGGTTTTGCGGGTGCTTCCGCTGGGGCTATTGCAGCGGCCTTTTTGGATTTGGTAGTAGAAGAAACAGTCCCGGATTGCTCCGAGACTGTTTTCTTGGCTGTTTTTGCCATTTTTCAAATGGATTAGATTCCTCCTCCGGCTGATCCTTCGACCACACTTGCCGGGTCATATGCGGTCGGTAGCGTACCACGATAATGGATCATCTTGTTGGCAGACCTTTGGCTTGAGACAAAAGTCAGGTTGCTCATGATGCCCTCTTCGTTGTCCTGCGCTTCCACGCTCATGTACAAAGGATTGCAAGGGGTTCCCTGCAGCCTTGTGCCTTTGTTGTCGCCACATTCTTCACTGATGATCAGGAATCCCTCATTGAGGTGCTCCTGAAGCCATGCTGCGAAGAACTCGTCATCACCTGGTCTGGTACCTGTGAAGTTGCTGAGCCAGCCACCCATCTCGTTGGAAGTCTCCCCTTCGGAAGCATCAAAGCGATTGATGGATTTTGGCGTCAGGTACACAGAAACGGCCTTTTTGTTGGCCTTTAATACCAAGTTGGTAGTAGATACCACACCGTTGGTAGTGGGCATAGTCTCTACATCCGATGCCAGGATGAAGTGCACGTTTGGTTTCTTAGGACGGGGGGCTCCTGCCCCCGTCTTAATTTTTGGAATGGATACTTGCGTATAGCTCATAGCTTGCTCCTTTTAGATTAAAGTCCTCCTCCTGCGCTACCGCTGCCAAACTCAACCGACTTGTTAGGGTTAGTTCCCTTAAACTGCTGGTAGTCGGTGTGGGCACCGTACACAGAAGTCACCAAAGCGTGTGGATTGTAGTTTGCAGGGCAGAAGGCAAACACGGCCTCGCCAAAGTCAAACCCAACACCCATCCAGTATTCACCGAAGATCCTGGCTTCGTAATCCTGCTTCTGCACGTCGTTGATCACCTGAGGTGCGGCATTGATATGCCTCAACTTGCGCAGGTTGGAAGCTGGCGTAGCCAAAAGGATCGGAGATCCATACATACCGTCCACTTCTGCCAACATCTTATTGGAGTAGTCGATGCGGTCTGACCCGAACTCATGGTTTTCTGTACCGCTACCGGCACCCCACTTGTTCTTATACGCTTCGCGGTACCTCATCCTGAATTCGTAAGAAGTCAGGATCGGGAACTGCATGGTCCTGAATACAGGTGCCATCCACTTCACGAAGTCACGGACGAAGTTCAAGATCTCCTGGTCTGTGGCAGTTTCATAATTGAAGTTGCCACCATCGAAGTACCTGAAGTTGTTCGGGTTGCCCGCTGCCAGGTTCTTGGAAACCTGCACTTCGATACCATCCATGGAAAGCTCCGGAGCCTGTCCGGGGTCGCCATTGTTCACACCGCCCCAGTTGAGCTCAGTGAAGCTACCTTTCCATGCCATCCTCAATTCGATGTCCTGCATCAATTGTGGATAGATGAGGTTTTGCCAGATGTAGAAGAAGATCGGCATCTGATCGACGGCGAGATTCTCCCGGTACAAGTCAAACACATACGAAGTCAAGACTTCGGATGGCACGATCGGCACGTTGATCTTGTGTCTCCTGTTGGGGATCGTCAGCGGTCTGAACTGAGTCTTGCCGGATGGCGTCCACTTGTTGCTGAACTGCTGCGATACCGAAGTGATCAGCGCCTGCACTGCCCTTCTCTCCGTCACTGCCGGTGCCTCGGTAAAGTACTTGGCGGATGTGAATCCATTGAAAATGGTATCCAACATCGCAAAGTTGTTTGGACCTTGGCTGAGGTAGGTGCCGAATTCCTGCAAGAGGTCGGCCACGTCGATCGTGGCACCTGATGCCATCACTCCGTTTTGCATAAAATGCTGCACCGCCTTGTAATGTGGCTTGTTGAGATCCACCTTCATGATGGACTTCTTGCCTTCCTTGCGGGGCATTTGTACCACAGTCGCAGCCGGCTCAGGTTCGGGCTCATTGGCAAGCTTCAGGATTTGCGCCTGTAGCTGCTGTTTTTCCCGCTCCCTCTGCTGTAGCTGCGACTGCAGATCCGCGACCGTTGCTTGATGCTGGCTTTGCAGGTTGGTGACCAACTGCACGCCGGCATTCGCATCGGATTCTCCTTCTCCTTCGGATAGGAACTTCTCGAACTTGGCCGTGAAGTCTTCCCCGAGAAGCCCTTGCAGCTGAGTCTTCTGCTCATCTGTCAGGGATGGTTTGCCATCTTTTTGAGCAAAGGATTGAATCCCGAGCATCGCCAAGACAACAGACATCATTTTTTTCATCTCTGCTTGCGTTTTTAGAGGTTAAATATTGATTTTCTTGCGTGAGACAGTTGTAGCGCGAACTCAATGGCCCGCGTGTTGTCGCCGATCTGATCGATCAGACCGACTGCCTTTGCCTGATCGGCAAAGAAGGTTTTTCCACTCAGGATGCCTGGCGTCTTGTCCAGCAGCTTGCCTTTCCTGTTTTCCCGGATGGCGGCTTGGAAGCTCCTCGCCAGCGGATCGAGTTCCTCCTCCCTGATCATGTCATAGTCGCCATCGAGCGCCTTCTGGAATGCCAGGTTTTTGTCGGGGGATTCGTTGCTGTAGATGGTGTGGAACTTCACTCCTTCCTTTTCATAGTATCCTCGCACGTCGTAGAAGCTCATCATCACACCGATGGATCCTACTTCGGAGGATATATTGTTGTCCGCGATGATCTGATCGGTGGCCGATGCGACCCAGTAGGCCGCCGAGCATGCCATGTCGACCGATGCCACTACCGGCTTGCGCATTTTGGTGCGCGACCTTCCGATAGCCTGGATAAGTGGAGCAACGGCATCCACCGCCCCGCCACCGCTGTCGATGTCGAGGACGATGGAGCCGATGTTTTTGTGATTGGCCGCCCCGGAGATGAACTCCGCCAGCTCCGTGGCGCCGTAATCGCACATGGTCCCGTACTTCAGCATGGTGCCCTTGATCGGAATCAAAGCCACGCTGCCTTCAGGAGCCTCATCATAAAGTGAAGAAATGGTTTCGTTTGGATCCTGCCCGTCTTCCCTCATCATTGCGATCTCCTTTCCCTGGGGATCGATGCAGAGGATTTGGATTTCCCGTTCTTCGACGGCGCCGGTACTGCCTCCGGATTCGGAGAGCAATCGGCCTACCTGCGGACCCATCGCCAAGGCGATTTCAGGCCTCAGGAAAAATTTGCCTTTGACGATCTGGGAAATCAACAAATATGGCCAGTTGGCCGCGAGCTTGGTCATTGTGTTTTGGTTTGGTACTAAAACCTCAATACAATGATAATTAGGCCATCATGCCATAGAAAGGACTATATATCAGCCTCGCGGTAGGGGTAGTGCCAGGAAGAATGCGAAAAAGTAAGCGTTTTGGCGGCAAGCTCATGGCTTTCCTGGAACCTTACCGGCAGGTCACGGTTGCCAATGATCAGCGGCTGGCCGCCATCACTGAAGGAAATGCGGACGATCAGCAGGTCTTTGTTCATCACCTTATAATTGAGCTGCGCCGAAAAGTTGGATTCGAACACCCTCCCACCCTTGGTGAGCGACTCCGACACCGAAAGGCGGGGAGGCCTGGCGATCGGAAGCACCTGCCATGCCGCCGTCACCAGTACCGTCCCATTGGGAGACTCCTGGTAGTCGGATATCTCACCCAGCCTCGCAAACTCTACCTTGCATATCGAATTGATCTTGCTGTCCATCGTAATTTTTGACGTGTTTTGGAAAATCTTACGAAACGATTTTTGAAATTATTTTACCAGATATTTTTCCGGGTCAAACTCGATTTTCTGGTTGCGGTACCAAGTCCGCTTCCGCAGGGACTCAAACCTCTCCTGCAATACCGCAAGCTCCTCCCGATACAGCCGCTTCTTCAGCGTCTCATTATCCTGGAGTAAGTTGGTCAGCTTCCGCGACACGATGAAGGACTCGATGATATCCTTCTGCCGCATGCGCTGCTTGATGCCTTTCAGATAGTAGCGATCCAGATCGATGTTGAAAAACACATGGAGGAAGTCATTGATCTGCGCCTGGTCCGTCTTGCTGAGATATACGTGATTGTAGAGTGCATCCTTCAAGACATCGGTATTGGGTAGTAAGAGCACGAGGGTTTCCTCTGTCTTGGGCTGCTGGACCGGACGGTCCGAGTAGCGGACAAATGAGCAGATGAACTTTCCGACGTCCGACTCCCGGCTGATACGGAAGATGCCGTCCGACTGCTCCTCAAAGAGGTAGCGGAAATAATCCCGGTACAAGGGATTGGTGACGTTGAGCAATAGTTTCATGGCAGGTATTTTTCCACAAATTAATCCTTTCGCATGAATGCTGCAAGATTACTGCCTTTCTATCGCATGAAGTTGTGACTCAATTTTTTTGGAGAAAAAGTGTAACCGTGTAACCTCGTAACTTTATAACTCTAATCTATTGATTTTCAAATAGTTATTTGGTTACAAAATCTTCAAAAAAAGTGTAACTCTTGGTTACAGATTTTGTAACCGGAGAAGGTCAAAAAATTGGGTTACAAAAACTTTGTAACCGAGGCTATTTGGTTACAAATGAAATTTTGATTTTGTAACCTTCCAAACAGTTGATTTTCAGGGGTTTTAATCATAGTTTTTCTTTTCAGTTACAGAGTTACAAAAATTTAGTAAGATTTTAGGGAGAGGAAACGGAGAAGAAAAGCCGCCAAGGCTTGGGTATGAGTAAGCGGCGCTCCCGACCTGAGGATCGGGGGCATTTGTGTCTGCAGTACGATGGATGGGAGCGTCATTCAGAGGGAGGGACGACCGAAGAATCTCCTATTGAGGAGACTCTTCACTGCGTTCAGAGTGACGTAAATGAAGGCCCTGAGAATCGCATAAAACAAAATCGCCCGTACTTGGAAGCGTACAGGCGATTCTAGCGCGTCTTGCGAGACAGTTACATGGGTACAGTGTTACAGATCCCTGGGCTTCTTTGGGGGCAAGGGGGGAAGGCCAAGGATCTTTCTGGTGTATGGATTGCCAAGGGTATTGGCCGGCACGTCCTGGAGGTCATCCGGCTGCAGTGGACGGCCAAGGCGCCGCTCCATGCATGGGATGCACAAGAGACCTTTCCCCACGCCATGCGCCTGCCACAGCTCGTCTTTGAGCATGTAAAACTCATCTTTTTTACGGGCGTATTTCCCGCAGTCGGCGCAGTTGGGGTTGGTCATGGTTCCAAGTTGTTTTTTACTTGCTCTAGTGCTTTGGCAAAGGTCTTTTGAAATTCCGTCGTAACCTCTGGGTACTTGAACTTATCTTCCTGCTTCATCTTAGCTTGCACCCTTGGACTGGCCAGTAGGATCTCAAGCTCATGAAGCTCTGCCGCGGAGCAGGCATTAACGAACTGCTCCACGGTGACTTCCAAGGTAAAGAATTTATTGAGCTTTGGCATGGGCTAGATCTTTGAGTGATGTGGTGATCAGGACGATCGCCGTACCAAGCTCTGTCTTGACCTGTCCTGCCAAATTGAGCCGGATCGCTTTGTTTTCAATGCCAAAATGGGTGTCGATTGCTTCCTTGGCCGCACTGTATCCTGTTTTGAGGGAAACTTTGCCAGCTTTTTTGAGTTTTGGGAAGTTTGCATCCTTGGTCTCAATCAGATAGAAGTCATTCGGTTTGTCTTCGTCCTGCAGGATAGCAATATGCGATCCTTCTTTGAATCCATATCGCTCGACTGCAGCCGTATTGATGGTGAGTGTGCCGCTTCCATTGATAGTGATTGAAGGGCTTTGTGGGCTGGGACCTTTTTTTAGTGGAATGATTGGTTTTAATTTCATTGTATTGTTGTTTAGGTTAAAGATTTGACACATTGACCGATGATCCACTCCTGCACGGGAGGCGTGACTGCGTTGCCACACTGTTTCACTTGGTCCTTCTGGCTCCCTAGGATGATGTAGTCCTTTTCGAATGCCATTGAAGCTTTGACCTCATGGGCCTTGATCATGCGGTAGAAGCAGTCCTCCAAGCGCGGTTTTTGGTAGTTGACCAGGTAGGAACGGTCGCGGGTGTTCACAGTCCCTATCGGTTCTGTCAACTTGGACGCTTGATGATGGCCGTAGTAATACTGGATAAAGCTGCTCCAAGCCTCATGGCTCACGATGCCATTGTTGATCATACTGGTTTGGGCGGGCATTGCATAAGTAGCTGGTTTTGACATTGAATTGCCTTTGTTCTGCACGATGAGCGGCACTCCCATCATAGCATGGTTGATACCTCCTGCGGTGATCGTCGACATAGGGTCGGTGGCTGGCTTGGCTTCGCCGGTCTTATTCATCTCGATGATCCAAGGGCTTACCAAGGCGGAAGTCTGTCGGACCGTCTGCGTCATAAATGGCTCCGTCACCTTTCGGGCATAGCCTGGTAGCGAAGTATGCTCCCCCTTGACCACAAATGGCGTGGCAAGCGAGTGGCTCACATCCGTGCATTGGGTGCCTATCGGATTGTCCATAACGGATCTCACCCTGCCGGAGATTCCGCTGACTTGTCGGGTTTGGATCAGGAGCGGATCCACACCGTACCGATCAAGGCCCCATTGGATGCGCTTGATGGTATTGGGGGAAAGGGATTTCTTTCGGTCTCCGATGCGCTGACCAAGGTCGCTCCAATCGATCGCATTGAATGCTGCGTAGTAGTAGGGCTCGACGACGGTTCCATCTGCCGGGCAGGAATAGACGTACTGGAAGCGGTATTTTCCAAACTTCTTTCCGGGATTCTTCCAAGTCTGCACGGCATGTATATTCTTCCCGCAGCACGGACAATAGGCAAGCGGCCTGTAATCCAGATCGGGTGCCTTGTTGCCTTTCTTCCAAAAGACGACATACATCCGATCCCGGCTCTGTGGTGTAGGCCAGAAGTGCATGGAGTTCAGATATAGGCACCTATGGTTGTATCCCAGGCGGTGCATCGCCGCGAGCCATACATCAAAAAGTACCCACTGCGTACGGGCCTCGACCACGTTTTCTGCAACCACGATCTCATAATTGTGGTATTCTGCAAATCGGCATACGTCCCACATTGTAGCTCTGCTTCGTTCAGTGGCCGGATCGATCAATCCCTTGTCAAATAGGTCCAGCGTTTCTTTCACCTTTCGATGGCGATTGCCGCCTGCAGGGCTGTGTGTCGTGCATTCTGGTGAAGTGATAAGGATATTGGTGCTGGGATAGCGCCTCGGATCGCAGGCGCTGATATCCGTGCAATCATGTAGGGTATCAGGAAAGTTGCTGTTGTGCGTCTCGATGGCAAGCTTCCAATGATTCAGGGCGAGCTTGACTTCCACGCCAGCTTTGCGGGCACCTTGGGAGCTTCCTCCCGCTCCGCAAAATTGGTCTGTGGCTGTGAGATATGTGTTTTTCATGATTTGTCTCTTTTTCGATCTGTCTTGATTACAAATCTCAGGTAGATGATGACGCAAGCCAGAAGGCCGAAACTGGCCAGTACCTGGGATGCGAGGACGATGTGGATCAGTGTGTCTGTATGCATGGCTCAGGCGGTCAAGAGTAGATACACAGATACCCAAAAGATGACTATCACAACGATAGTCACCTTAATGAAGACTTGATGGCTACGATCCTCCATGGCCTGCCTCCTTTCTGAAATGATTGATCAGTTCACGCATGCGCCCCGATACATACCGCAGATTGCGGCCCTGCCTGTTCTGCCTCCGGATCAGGACGATCATAAGGATCACGTTGATGATGGCGATTGATTCAAACATTCGTGACCTCCTTTCCCTCATCGCTGAATAAACAGGCCGAACAAATAGTGTGATCATCATCAGCCCAGGAACAAGCTTGGCCGGTTTCTTCGATACACTGATGGCAATCGTTCTCGGTGCACCCACAAATGAGGCATTCATCCATTTCCCCGTAGAGACGGGATATAGACATGACGACGTATCCATCAACCAGTCCCGGATGATTATCAAGTACATAGTCCACAGTTCTCACAGCTACGCGGCCGGTGTATTCGTCATTTGCTGGTTGATACTCTAGAAGGACTAGGTAATCACCGATTTCAAATCCACGATCGTTGATCCTCAATTCGAAACCCTTGTTTTCACAATCGATGTCGTCAAAATAGAGCGGCCATACTTTTAATCGGTGAATTTTTGGTTTGCTACACATTACTCACCTCCTCCCTGATTTCGTAGATAAGGACCGGGTCACGGTCGGATCCCGAGAAGTGCTTCCATATCTGACCGACGCCTTTCTCAACCTTCAGCCGGTATGCGTTCCAAAAATGAAAGGCATTGCGCTTGGGTTGGGCGGCGCTCCAGTGGTTCCATTCATGCTGAAATACCAGCAGAGATGCAATGCCAAGGCCGTCGATCAGCTCCTTTACCTTGTGATTGACCATCAGGTCATAGCGTCCGGTACCGTTGTTGCAAATCTTGGTGTAGGTTAGCTTAGCCATTGACCACCTCCTTTTCTGATTTGATTTTCAGTACTTCGAAGACGGTGCCTTCTCGATCCAGACCGGAGCATAGTGTAGAGAGAACCTCTGATAGCTGCCGGGCTGGCATCTGCCTATTCCCCTGAATATCCATGGTGAACCTGTTGTCCCGCCTGGTATCAATATGGACCTTGATAGTCATTACTAGTCGCTTAGCCATGATTCACCTCCTTCGCAATCCATTCAAGAAATGGGACGCTTTTATCCGAGTTGGCTTGGGCTGAAATCCAGCGATCCTTCAACTCCTCAAATATCTCTGAGGTCTCGAAGTCTTCTAGTTCCTTCCATCCCGTAGGCTCAGAATAGTCTTTACTGTTTTTTTTCAGCTCTTCGGAGAGCTGATCCAATGAGTGAGACAGTTTTTTATTCGATTCAACTTCATCTTTTACGGCATTGACCAAACGTTGTACCCCGAAGAAAAACACAGCCATCAAAATGAGGCTTACTAAAATCTCGATGTAACTAAGCACGGTTATCCTCCTTTCCCTTGAAATTGTCTTCTTCATTTGTTTGCATTTCGAACCTGACATCGTTGAGGACTTCAATTATTCCTTTTAGGTCTTCGAGGTCCACGGAAAATCCCATTTCCATTTCTTTGTTATCAAATTCAATCAAAATTGCCGCATGCTTTTCATGGCTATCGCAAACGGTGAATTTGAAGTCTTTTGCTCTCCACATTATATACTTAGCCATGATTCACCTCCTTCCTGGTTTCTCCTGAAAAGAGACCCAACTGTGCTTTCATCAGCTCGAGGGCTTGGTCGGCCGGCAGGCCGTGTCCGGACAGGATATTGTCCAGGTGCTGGTCAACGGCACCTTCGAGCTGCCGGCAGGTTTCCAGACACTTTTTCCGCTCTGCCCACAGTGGGGCCAGATTGGTCTTTTTGGCATCGACGGTGAGCTGGAAGAATCTCTTCTGCTCATCACGGAGGTCTTTGATCATCTTGATCAGCGACAGCTCCACGGTCACGAGGTTTTTGTCATTCATTTTGTTTCAGCGATTATTGTTTGAATTGGTATATACAGTCTCCCTTGGGAGATCAGTGTCTTGACATGCTCCGCATCGGTATCAGCCGACACAGTCCTGGGGATGATGCCCCCGCCTTCGAGTTGCTGGTAGTACACCAGCCCCAGCCTCCTGCGCATCGTGATGGGATCCATCAGCTCGCGCATGCTTTGTGCTTTTTTGACTTCGGTTTCGATGATCATATGCTTAGAATTTGGCTTCGAGGTCCTCTTCGTTCATGTGGCTTTCCCAGTCAAAAGTCCCACCGGGAGGCTGTACTTCAGGGGCGGCCGCTGTCTCTGGGATCGAGTGGCCGTGAGTCTTGATGAAGATCATTTCCATGGACTTGGAGCTGCCGTCCGGACGGGTCACCTTGCGGATGATGCGCTTGTCGGAATTCTTCAAGTCCTCGGGATCCAGCACGTAGCCCTTCAGCTCGCAGAAGGCCTTCAGTGCCTTGCTGAACTTCTGCATCTGCCAAGTTACCTTAGCGTACTTCTTGTAATCCTCAAAGGCGTCGGCCTTCACGACCAGGTTGTTGAGCCCGTTGTTTTCCTCGTGGAAATACACCTCGGCCCACTCTAGGAAAGGCTCTGTCATGATGCTGATGAGGTTTCGCTGCACCACATTGTTCATCGGCGGATTGATCTTCTCATGCTGCATGTAGAACTGGCAGCACTGCAGCATGAAGTTGTAGAAGTCGTTCCACTCGTCCTGGGTGAATTCATTGCCCAGGATATTCTTCCCAAAGTCATCCTTGGGCTGTCGGGCTTGCTTGTAGAAGTTGTTGGAATTCTCGTGGTAGTAGTCGGAAAATACCGAGTAGATCAGGCGGCGCTCGGTCGAGCTGTCCAGGTTGCGCACGACAAAATTGGAGGTGAGTACAAATTTTGGCACGTCCTTGAACGGGATCTCGTAGCGCTGTGTCTGCTTCGGGTTCACGGTCAGATCACCAGTTAGCGGCGCGAAGAAGAACTGGAAGTTGAGGTACTGATTACAGTCATCAACCAGGATCAAGTCGGTATGCTTCGTGACGTTGGAGTAGATGAATTGGTCATCGGTAAGCTTGGGATTGCGTCCATCCAGCGACACGGCTTTCATAAAGAGCCGGACAGCCTTGTAGGCAAGCGACTTGCCGGATCCGCCGTGCGACTCTCCATCGCCGCCGATCCTGTGGTCCATGGCAAAGACAGCCCAAGGCCGTGATGGATCCTTGTACCGGTGCAGCAGGTAGCCGATGGTATAGATGCGGTTGAGCAAGTGGTTCTTTTGCTCACGGATCTCCCCTTCGTCCAAGTTAGGCCCCGCGATATCCCATTGGTGCTTCTTGAAGTACTCAGCTTCCTCGAGTGCGGAAGCTCCTTCGAAAGCCTCCTCGAGTTCCTTGCGCCAATGCACCCGGGCGGTATTGATCAGGAAGTTGAAGAAGATGTTGTCATGCTTCAGCACCTCGATATCAAGGCTGCCATCGGCACGCTTCGAAGTGCGGAAATGCGGCTCCTGCAGCTTGAACTGGTGCTTGATCACTTCCTCCTCCCAGACAAACTTGTCGATCTCCCCGAGCTTGTAATCCCGGATGCTGTTGGCGCGGACTTCCACGGTCCTGTTTCGGAAAAAGAAATACTGGGTATGCTTGTCGTAATCGGTGAAGTCGATATCGACTAAAGGCAGGTTGGACATCGAGCTTTCATTGACTTGCGTGCTGCGGTAAAATGTATCCCGCAGCTCCTCGTCCATGTAGCGGTCTCTGAAAAAGTCGTTGATATAGGACTTGACCTCGTTGGCTTTTATCTCTTGGACGATGTTGTGCGTGACCTTGATGTAGATCCATCCCGTCTTGTCGTTGTCCGACTGCAGGCGATAGAATCCATTTTTGCCCAGGAAATTGTACATCCTGGTATTCTTGACGTTATAGGCCTTTTTGATGGAGCCGGACTTTGTCTCGGTGTAGTAGGCCTCCCAAAACTGGTAGGGCAGCGCTGTGGCGACAAGGTTTTTGAAATCCCATGGCCCGTGCCATTTCAGGTAGTCGCGCACATCCTTGGAGGGATTGCCGCGGCGGTCGGGCTTATCCTTCAGCTCCTCGGGTAGAACGATCGTGTAGAGCTCGAGATGCTCCATGGCCAGGCGGTGCGCTTCCTTTTTGCCCGTCGTGTCGATGTCGGGCATGTTCATCACCCGGTCCGCCAACTTGGCCAATGCATTGAATTGCTTTTTGGATAGCGTAGCGGTCTCCGAATTGCCCCAGACTACCTCATAGCCGATCATGGCGAGGTTCATCCCGTCCGATCCGCCTGAGCAGTAGATGATCTCAGGCAACTTGTTTTCCTTGCTGTTTTTGATTTCCCCGGTGTCGGTATCAATATCTTCTCCGCCTTCATTGAGCTTGGCATGCGCCTGCAGGCAGGCTTCATAGCCGTGCAGGAATTCCGCATCCCGCTTGCCGTAGTACATGAATCGGCGGCTCTTGTCCGGACTGAGTGGCTGGTAGATTTTTTTGAATTTGCCTTCGTCCCACATCATGATGGGATAGGTGTCGGTCGCTGCTATCGTGATCACCTCGCGGTTTTTCACAATGCTGTAGCTGATCAGCGAGTAAAAATTATACTTCCGGAATACCTTCTGGATTTTGTCCTCATCGATGATCTTGCCGGCAGGTGTAGACTTCATCGGGATCGCCTTTTCAGCCAGCACGGTCTTGATCTCCAGCTCGGTGAATCCCTCGCGTACCTCGAAGAACCACTCGCCTTCATTTTCGTTGGTCTCAGCCGGTCTCTTGCTGATCAGCGGCTTGAGCAGCTCAAAACTGTTGTCTTCCCCGGAAATCCCATATCGTGAGCCCAGCACCTGCAGTGCATCCTTGAATTCCAGCGCCTCTTCCTCCATGCAGATGTGGATGCCGTTTTTGGGCTTTTGGTCTCCGCCAAAGTCAGTGACGACATAGGTGCCGTCAGGTAGGCGCTTGAGAGTGGCCGAAGCGGTTTTCTCCGTATCCCGCAGCTTGAATTTCTTGCGGTGGTTGTCAATGGCCACTGCAGCCTGGGGATAGTAATAGAGGATAATTTTGAGTCCGCCATCCGTTTCATCGAGAAGGCGCTGCTGGTCTATGAACATTCGGGTAAGGGGTTAATCGGTCAGTCAAAAAGTGATAGCTGGCTGTTGAAGCCCATTTTGATCAGTTGGCGGAAGTAGTACCGCTCAGGCGTCGGCACTTCCTCTATCGACCGGAATGGCCCATGAATAGTCCGGTTTGGGATGTCGACCCGAACCAGGTGAACCAGTCTGCTTTTGAGGTATTTCGCTTTTTGGTAGCGCTTTTCCTTTCTGCTTTTCCCTGACGTATTGGGCTTTGAAGAGGCCCCATTCTTCGCCTTTTTGGTCGATGACCCGGATGTAACCTGAATTGCTTTCATAGACGATGTTGAGTTTTTTGCCTTTGAGGTATCTGTCGAAGTACTCTTGGCTACACCCTATCTGGTCGTGGGTGGTGCCTTTTTTGATTGTTGCCTGCATCTTACTTGAGGAGGTTTACTTTGCTTTGGTAGCGATCGACGCCGATTTCGAGCAGCTCGATCTCGTGCTCTAGGGTTTGGATCTTTTTGGCATCTTGGAGCTCAGGATCCTTCCCTTTCTCTTCCGCCAGTTCCTTGCGGCTGGCCATCATTTCATCCTGGATAAACTGGATGGTGGCGAGGTACTCATGCGCCCTGCTGTTGGATAAGATCAAGATCATGGTAAAGCTGATTATTGGATATCTCGGTATCGGCAATGAGGTACATCTGTTCCCGAAGGGATTGCTCTAGCCTGGTAAACTTGAGCACCATCCAATCAGTCCGGAGCGCGAGTAGCATTCCCAGGTTTTTTCTTTCCTGTAGCCATTTCCGCTTGTTGGAAAGCGCCTGGGCGTGGAGTTTTGCGATTTCGGTGTTCATGGGTAAGGGGTTAAAGGTTTTTGAAAAATCCCCCCTCCCGGCAGAGGGGGACCTGTCCTCAATCATAGTCGATCTAAATGCATGGGGAACGTACCGGGAATG